TTTGCAGCGTTAACGGCTGTTTTAACTTGTGGTCGGTACGCCTGGAAGGATCTCCACCGAAGTGTTCGCATCACCAGTGGGGATCTAAGCCTGTCAATCAATCCACATCGACCTACAAGCAATGGGCAGACCGCCAGCTGCTGACGAAACCTGTGGCTGATTGGTACAAACAACCCGATGAAAAGTGGTGAAATATGCCTCTAACCCGCATGGATATTGACGTTATAGCTACAAAAGGAATAGCATGAAATTCTGGACTATTGAAACTAATCACGGTGAAACCATTGGCTGCGAGCTAACTAAAAAAGCAGCATTTGCGTATGCGGAGGCCCGAGGCTACGACCGCAGAGAGTTAGAAATTGAGTGTGTAGAGTGTGAAGTTACTTCTGAGACAGTGCGTCGGCTTCTCGGAAATCTTGGCGGTTTTGCAAAATCATGAACCGTATTGAATTTGGAGACTGCCGAGACACGATGCGGCGCTGGGCAGCTGATGGAGTTAAGGCGCAAACTTGCGTGACATCGCCACCATATTTTGGTCTGCGCGACTACGGCCACGATGGGCAGATTGGCCTGGAGCAAACGCCCGACGAGTACATCAAGGTTATGGTCGAGGTGTTTCGATGCGTCTGGGACGTGCTGGCCGATGATGGAACACTGTGGTTAAACATTGGGGACAGCTACAACAATTTTCGCAGCCAAATGGGGCCTGGACAAGCTGTTCATGGACGAGATAAGCTGAATGGAAAGCCAGATGTGAACAGCAAAAAGCGCGGCGTTGATGGCTTAAAAGAAAAAGACCTGATTGGCATTCCTTGGATGCTGGCGTTTGCACTCCGCGCTGATGGCTGGTATCTACGTCAGGACATCATCTGGCACAAGCCCAACCCCATGCCCGAGTCAGTGCAAGACCGATGCACTAAGGCGCATGAGTACATCTTCCTGATGAGCAAGTCTCAAAAGTATTATTACAACAGCGAGGCCATTGCAATACCTTTGGCAGAAACCAGCAACGCACGTTTGGCTCAGCCAAATTTAGCCAATCAAACAGGAAGCGACAGAGTGCCTGGCAAGACCAATGGCAACATGAAAGCAGTAGGGCCACGCTTTGGCGGCAATAAATATGGTGATGATGACCGGGCAGAAAGCCGCACAAAATCAGGCAATGAGTGGACGGGAGACACCGGAAAGGCTAACCGTCGTAGCGTTTGGACAGTAGCCACTAAGCCTTACAGCGGCGCTCACTTTGCCGTTTTTCCGTCAGACTTGATTGAGCCTTGCATCCTTGCTGGCGCACCGGTTGGCGGTATTGTGCTTGACCCGTTTATGGGCAGCGGCACTACAGCGCAGGTAGCGCAAAACCTTGGACGTAAATATTTGGGGTGCGAACTAAACCCTGATTATTGCCAACTGCAAAACATTCGAACTGCACAACAATCATTGGAACTTGCATGAACTATTTTCAAGCCCACAAGCTGCTAGACGAAACCCGTAATGGCCACAACCACACCGAAGCCGACATCACAAGCGCACTCGAACTCACTGGAGACATTGATATCGACATACGCACTGATGGCGTTAGCTGGTGGGGATCAAGCCCTGAAAGACGGGAGACGGGATTACCTGTTGCAACGGTTTGCCGAACTGGATCAGGATTTTCCGGGGTTGAGATCAATGATCATCGAACGAATTAAGGCGTTGAAATGAGACACGCAGCCAGGGTTGACAAAAATCAACAAGAGATTGTTTCGGCACTTCGGGCGGCTGGCGCTTACGTCTGGATCATTGGACTACCTGTTGATCTTTTGGTCGGCTTCAAAGGCCACACGTTTCTGGTTGAGGTCAAAGATGGCCCTAGAAAGCGTTTAACGGCCCTACAAGACGATTTTTTTAAGAATTGGTCTGGTAGTACCTTGGCGAGAATTGACGGCTCTGAGGCCGCTTTACGCATGATTGGAGTTTTGAAATGAAAGTCACTTGCTGGGAACCCGTCCAGGCGCACAAAGAAATGATGACCGTTGTCTGGCCGATGCTGAAATCCATGCTGATTGCCGGCCACCGGATGACCATCGAGATCAAGCAGAGCCGCCGCAGCACTGAGCAAAACGCCATGTTCCATAGTCTGATTGGCAAAATCAGCACAGCAATGGCGGCAGCAGGCAGCACCTGGACAAGCGACGATTGGAAAAGATTATTGATTGACCAGTGGGCGCACGACACAAACAGGAAAATCGGCAAGGTCTGCCCGAGTTTGGATGGGGAGAGAATCGTCCAACTGGGACTGCAAAGCCACAAATTCACGACAAGTGAGAGCAGCGAATTCATCGAATTTTTGCTGGCCTGGTCAGCAGATAAGGGCATTGATGTTTCCTAAACACGCTTATGTGCGCGACAAAGCCTTGCTGAAACGGGTGGCACAGCTGGATTGCCAGCACTGCGGCAGCGGTGAAATGGTGCAGGCAGCGCACAGCAACTGGGGCGGCGGCAAAGGCAGGGGCATCAAAGCAGATGACAACCTGGTGGCCGCGCTATGCCTGAAATGCCATTGGGAAATAGACCAAGGTGTTAAACTAACTAAACTCGAAAGGCAAGAAATGTGGCAGAAAGCACACCAGCGAACCATGAGGGCATTGCAGTGATCAGGACAATTATTGTGAGGCTTTATGCGGTACTTGGCGCATTGATCTTGTTGGGCGGCATTGCAATGATGACCGACAGATTCGTGACTGGTCTGATTATGCTGGGTCTGTTTGGTGTGCCTTGGGTGCTGCTGTTCTGGTGTTTTTGGCCATTTTTCAAGAAAATATGAAACATAACCCAGCCGACAAAGTAGAACAGTGGTCAATTGACCGCCTGATTCCCTATGCAAACAATGCCAGGACACACAGCGCCGAGCAAGTAGCGCAGATCGCGGCCAGCATCAAAGAATGGGGATGGACAACGCCAGTGCTGGTTGACGAGCAAGGCAGCATCATTGCCGGCCACGGGCGCACATTGGCAGCGCACAAGCTGAAGATGACCGAAATCCCCGTGATGGTGGCAGAAGGCTGGAGCGATGCCAAGAAGCGTGCCTACATCATTGCCGACAACAAGCTGGCCATGAACGCAGGCTGGGACAATGAGATGCTGGCGCTAGAGTTGGGTGAGATTGGCGAGCTGGGCTTTGACCTTGACTTGACTGGCTTCAAGTCTGAAGAAATTCAAGCATTGCATACACCAGACTTTGAACCAGGCACAGAGGAAGACCAAGGCAAACTGGATGAACTAGACCCTAAATGGATTGCCTGCCCACACTGCGGCAAAGAGTTTGATGCAAGACAAGCCTGAGTTAAAGATCGATTGGGCAAGCCATGAGGCTGCTAAATATGCTTGTTTAAATTGGCATTACAGTCGGTGTGTGCCTGGGAGCAAATTAGTAAAAATAGGTGCATGGGAAAACGGTAAATTTATTGGCGTTGTAATTTTTTCATATGGAGCAAATCCAAAACTTGGAAATCCATATGACTGCACTATGCAGCAATGTGCCGAATTAACAAGAATTGCATTAACAATACACATATCACCTGTATCAAAGATTATGTCTCTTGCGATTCGCTTTTTGAAAAAGCAAAGCCCTGGGATTCGATTGATTGTTTCTTATGCAGATGCCGATCAAGATCATCATGGTGGCATTTACCAGGCAACCAATTGGATTTATGAAGGTTTGTTTAATGTTGGAAGTGTCGGTGCATATTTAATCAATGGCGAAAAAGTGCATCCGAAAACTATGTTTGACAGACATGGGACGCATGCTCGAGATCAGATAATAAAAATTTACCCGTCAATGAAACTTTTTATCACTAAAGGCAAACACAAATACCTGATGCCACTTGACAAAGACATGAGTGCTAAGATTGCACCACTTGCAAAGCCATATCCTAAGCGGGTGAAGCAGGCGATGACTGGCAACCAGCCAGAACAGCGACGGCGCGACACCGATCCACCCGCTCCATTACACGCAGAACACCAACCTTTCGCGGAGGTTACAGAATGACAAGCAAGAAACGAGCCACTGAAAAACCAACTCTTGAAAAGCCACACAACAAAGGTGGAGCGCGTCCAGGTGCAGGCCGACCAGCCTTTGAACCGACAGCAGCCGAACGCAAACAAGTAGAAGCGCTGTCAGGCTACGGCCTACCAATCGACCAGATAGCAGTCCTGGTGCGCGATGGCATCCACATTGACACGCTTCGTGCTCACTTCGCTACTGAATTGGTGTCAGGCAAGGCGAAAGCGAACGGGCAGGTCGGCAAGACCCTGTTCCAAAAGGTGATGGCCGGCGACACTACCGCTGCGATTTGGTGGAGCAAAACCCAGATGCGATGGGCAGAAACCCAAAAGCATGAGTTAACCGGGGCAGATGGCGTACCGCTAGAGTTCACCAAGATTGAGCGCGTAATCGTCAAGAATGGCTAAAACCCTGCAACTCCAGACGCCTGAATGGGCGCTGCCACTGCTGGAAGCCAGCCGGTACAAAGGCGCATGGGGTGGCCGTGGATCTGGCAAGTCGCACATGATGGCAGAACTTATGATCGAGGCGCACATCATTGACCAGAAACGGGCAAGCGTCTGCGTGCGTGAGATTCAGAAATCGCTGAACCAGTCCGTCAAGCGGCTGCTGGTGACCAAGATCGAGGCAATGAACGCTGGCGCCTACTTTGAAGTGCAGGATGCCGTCATCAAATCACGCAAGGGCGATGGCACGATTATTTTCCAGGGGATGCAGAATCACACCGCCGAAAGCATTAAATCGCTGGAGGGCTACGATTGCGCCTGGGTGGAGGAAGCACAGAGCTTGAGCCAGACCAGCCTTGACCTACTGCGCCCGACAATCCGCAAGCCAGACAGTGAACTGTGGTTTACCTGGAATCCGCGCCAGAACAGCGATCCGGTAGATTTCCTGCTGCGTGGCCCGACACCACCAAAGAATTCAACCGTCATTAAGGTCAACTTCAGCGATAACCCGTGGTTTCCGCAAGTCCTGCGCGACGAAATGGAGTACGACAAGCGGCGCGATCCAGACAAGTATCAGCACGTTTGGCAAGGCAGCTACCTGACAAACAGCAGCGCCAGGGTGTTCCGGAACTGGAAGATTGACGAGTTTGATGCACCACCAGACGCTATCCACCGGCTGGGCGCTGACTGGGGCTTTGCGATTGACCCGACAGTCCTGGTGCGATGCCACATCATTGGCCGCACGCTCTATATTGATCACGAGGCCTACATGGTTGGCTGCGAGATTGTGAACACGCCAGACCTGTTTATGCAGGTTCCCGAGGCTGAGAAATGGCCAATCGTGGCAGATTCAGCCAGGCCCGAGACAATCAGCCATATGCGGAAGAACGGCTTTCCAAAGATCATGACGGCAGTAAAAGGCCCGAAATCGGTAGAGGAAGGCGTAGAGTTTCTAAAGGGCTACGACATTGTTGTGCACCCGCGCTGCACGCATACGATTGACGAACTCAGCCTTTACAGTTACAAGCAAGACCCGCTGACGGCTAAAATCCTGCCGATACTGGAAGACAAGAAAAATCACGTTATTGATGCCCTGCGTTATGCTTGCGAGGGAATCAGACGGGCAATTGTTGTCAAGCCGCAGACTTTCGTGCCATTGCCGACTATGCACAAATGGTAGAAAATCGGACAACCAAGGATAAACATGGCCAGAATTTCCGAAGATCAACGCCTTGCTAACCTGCACGCTGAAGCGTTGAGGCAGTTTAACGACATCCAGACTGCGTTGAGGGATGAGAGGCTGCAATGCCTGCAAGACCGGCGTTTCTACAGCTTGTGTGGGGCGCAGTGGGAAGGGCCGTTGTATGACCAATACGAAAACAAGCCGAAGTTTGAGGTCAACAAGATCATGCTGGCGGTCATTCGGATCGTCAACGAGTACCGTAACAACCGCATTACAGTCGATTATGTAAGCAAAGACGGTTCAGAAAACGACAAGCTGGCCGAAGTCTGCGATGGACTGTATCGTGCTGATGAGCAGGCATCCGTGGCCGATGAAGCCTACGACAATGCTTTTGAGGAAGCTGTGGGCGGTGGCATTGGGGCATGGCGCCTGCGGACGGTCTACGAAGACGAGGAAGATGACGAGAACGACAAGCAGCGCATCCGTATTGAGCCAATCTACGATGCTGACAGCAGTGTTTTCTTTGACCTAAACGCCAAACGCCAGGACAAAAGCGACGCTAAGTTCTGCTTTGTGGTCACCAGCATGACCCGTGACAGTTACAAGGAAATCTACAACGACGACCCGACAGACTGGCCGAAAATCATTCACCAATATGAGTTTGACTGGGCAACGCCTGATATCGTCTTTGTCGCTGAGTATTACAAGATCGAGGAAAAGTCAGAAACGATCCGCATATTCGAGGCCATCGACGGCACGGAAGAGCGCTACAGCCAGACAGACTTTGCGGACGACGAGACCCTGGAAGAAACCCTGATGGCAATCGGTTCCCGTGAGGTGCGACAAAAGCGCGTCAAGCGGATGCGCGTTCGCAAATACATTATGAGTGGCGGTAAGGTGCTGGAGGACGCTGGCTACATTGCTGGCAAGTGCATTCCCATCGTCGTTGTCTACGGCAAGCGCTGGTTTGTAGATAACGTCGAGCGCTGCATGGGCGCGGTTCGCCTGGCTAAAGATGCACAGCGCCTGAAGAATATGCAGCTGTCCAAGCTGGGCGAGATCAGCGCACTGTCAAGCATCGAGAAGCCCATCATGACCCCAGAGCAGGTTTCCGGTCACCAGGTGATGTGGGCAGAGGACAATCTGCGTGACTATCCTTACCTGCTGGTCAACCCGATCACAGGCGCAGATGGAGCGCAAACAATCAGTGGGCCGGTTGCCTACACTCGATCAGCAGC